CGCAACTACAATAGCCTCAATGTCTTCAACTGGAGTGATTACTTCAGCAACTAATATTATTGCAAATGGAACACCATAAAGGAAAAATATGGCAACGACAGTAACCCTAAAACCTAATGCGATTGACATCTCTGGCTCTACTTCAGGGACAACTACATTGCAAGCAACTGCGGTTGCTGGCACTACCACTTTGACGCTACCAGCAGCAACCGACACATTAGTCGGTAAGGCAACCACAGATACTCTGACAAACAAGACTTTAACTACACCAGTTATCAGTTCACTCTCAAGTGCCGCGGCTACTGCGCTAACTTTGCAATCTGCTGGCACTACTGCGATTACTGTTGATACTTCACAGAATGTTGGTGTTGGTGTTACTCCTAGTGCTTGGTCAACGCTTTTGCCTGTGCAAGTTAAGAATGGGTATATTGCTGGTCTTAATAATCGTGTTTATGTTGGCGCAAACAATTACTATGATGGCTCAAACAGTAGGTATATAGCCACAGATTTTGCAACACGCTACTATCAATTAAATGGTATTCACGGATGGGAAGCCGCACCATCTGGAACTGCTGGTAACGTAATAACATTTACACAAGTTTTAGCCGTTGAAAAAGCAAAATCACTTGCACTTGAAGGTGCAACATCCGTGTCAGGCACAGGTATATCTTTCCCCGCAACCCAATCAGCATCATCTGACGCAAACACATTGGATGATTATGAGGAAGGGACTTGGACACCTACACTTCAAGGTTCAACCACAAACCCAACAGTAACTTATGCAACTCAAACTGGTTCATACACCAAAGTTGGAAATATGGTTACTGTGTTTGTAAGATTACAAACAAGTGCCGTAAGTGGAGGTTCTGGAACTGCACTTATTGGGGGATTACCTTTTGCAGTAAATTCAACAGGATATAGAAATGGTGGGGCTATTGGTTATTTTTCTGGTGTAACTTTAAGTGCAGGAAATACGCAAATGGGATTGTCACCAGATGTTGGAGCAAGCACTATTAGATTTGTTCAATCTGGAAGTGGTATTGGCGCATCTACTATTTTGGTGGGTGGAATTGGTGCGGCACTTGATATTGTTTTTACATTTACTTATTCAGTTTAATTAACCACATAAAGGACACAATCATGGCACTCACAGAAACCAAAGTAATCGATAACATTACAGTAACCGAAAACGGCATAGTCTTGTATCGGGAAGCAACACGCATCCTAAAAGATGGTGACCAGATAGCACAAACATACCATCGTACTAGCCTAACACCAGCACAAGATTTAACAGGTCAACCAGCCAATGTAGTGGCAATATGTAATGCGGCATGGACACCAACAGTCATTGCGGCTTATCAAGCGCAAGTGGCGGCACAACAAATAGCATGACCCCAGAACTGCAAAAGTACTATGAAGCCCGTTTTGACTTGATGTCAAAAGAGGGATGGAAAGACTTAATGGAAGATATTGACACAATGATTGAATCGTTGAACAATATCAGTACAATCCCTGACGAAAAGTCCTTGCAATTCAAGAAGGGCGAATTGTCAATACTCACATGGCTGAGAACCTTGAAAGAGGTCAGCGAGAGAGCATTTGAGGAATTGAATGAAAAGACTATTTGATTTTGCCTGTGAAAACGGGCATAAAACTGAGAGATTCTGTGATTATGAGACACGGGATTTCTTATGTGAGTGCGGAGCAACAGCCAACCGCCTCATAAGCGCACCTAACTTCAAATTGGAAGGGTGGTCTGGTTCTTTCCCATCAGAGCATGGGAAGTTCGAGAAGAAACACCTTGACAGACTGAAGTGGGAGCAAAGCAACAACTTGTAAAAAGTGCAAGTTAAATGTCCTGAGAACGATAAACACGCAGGAAAAGGAAAAATATGTTGATTGATAATGAAGATGAGTTGCCAAGTGAGTTAGACGTAGTTGAAGAACAGCAGCAAGAAAGACTTCCTAAAACTGAGCAGCTTTCAGACATTCCTAATTTCTATCGGGATAAAAGTCTAGAAGATGTTATCAAGATGCACCAAGAGGCTAACAAGCTAATTGATCGTCAAGGTAAAGAAGTAGGCGAGATTCGTAAACTAGCAGATGAACTCATAAAGCAGAACCTCAGTTCTAACAAGCAATCTATTAAAGAGGAAGCACCAGAAGTAGACTTCTTTGAGAATCCAAAAGAAGCAATTCGTCAAACTGTCGATAACCATCCAGATGTAGTTGCAGGCCGCCAAGCTGCCTATGACTTCAAAAAGATGCAAATTCAGCAAAAGCTAGCGCAAGAGCATCCCGACTTTGGTCAGGTTGCCTCAGACCCAGACTTTGCAAATTGGGTGAAATCTTCACCTATTCGCATAAATCTGTTTGCCAAGGCTGATGGTGAGTTTGATTACGATAGTGCAAACGAGTTACTGACTACTTATAAACAGTTACGTGGCGTGAAGGCGAAACAAACGAGTGATGCTGGAGAAGCAACTCGCAAGACTAACCTGAAGGCGGCATCTGTTGATGTAGGTGGTAGTGGAGAATCAGGAAAGAGGATATACAGACGGGCTGACCTTATTCGGCTGAAAATGGAAAATCCGAACCGATATGAAGCCTTGAGTGACGAGATCATGCAAGCGTATTCAGAAGGTCGGGTTAAATAATTAACTTATCGCTTTTTGGAGATTTATCATGCCTCTTGGTACAAATAATGTGACAGTAACGACAGCCGCAACGTTCATTCCTGATATATGGAGTGACGAAATTGTTGCGTCTTACAAAAAGAACCTCGTTTTAGCAAACTTGGTTATGAAGATGTCTTTCAAGGGAAAGAAGGGTGATGTAGTTCACGTTCCTTCTCCTACCCGTGGTTCAGCGTCTGCAAAGGCGGCTGGTTCACAAGTGACTTTGATTGCGGCAACGGAATCCGAAGTTCAGGTATCAATTGACAAACACTATGAATATAGCCGTTTGATCGAAGACATCGTAGAAGCACAGGCTTTAAACAGTCTGCGTAACTTCTACACAGCAGACGCTGGTTACTCTTTGGCTAAACAAGTCGATACAGACTTGATTAACCTTGGACGTTCAACCAATGGTGGTGCTGGTACAAACGCCTATGCAACTGGTGCGTTTATTGGTGGTGATGGTACGACTGCTTATGTTGCCGCAAGCAACAATGAGTCAGCCTTAACTGATGCCGCTATTCGCAGAACCATTCAGCGTATGGATGACACCGACACTCCTATGGATGGTCGCTTCTTCATCATCCCACCATCAAGCCGTAACACGCTGATGGGCTTGGCACGTTATACAGAACAAGCCTTTGTTGGCGGTACTAACAATACCATCCGTACTGGTGAGATCGGTAACTTGTATGGCATCCCTGTGTTTGTATCGTCTAACTGCGATACAGCATCTGGAAGTAACAACGCACGAGTTTGCTTGATGGGACACAAAGAGTCTGTTGTTCTGGTTGAGCAAATTGGTGTTCGTTCACAAGTTCAGTACAAGCAAGAGTATCTTGCTACGCTGTTCACATCTGACACGTTGTATGGCGTTCAGATTCTTCGTGCGGCAGCAAGCTCAGGTGCGGCTAAGTCTGCATCTATGTTTGCTTTAATAGTTCCTGCCTAATTGCAGTTGCGCCCCCTGCCCTAGGGTGGGGGGACTTTTTTAATCTAATTAGGAGAAATTATTATGGCAACAGCAAGTGCAGTTGTAACACGTAGAGGCAATGACAGTTTTCGGGGTTTATTCTCTGATACTTGGTCGGTTGTTTGTACTTTAAATGCTGGCTCATTGGTTGATGGCGCTGGTGAAACAGATGATGTAACAGTTCCAGGCGTTGCCTTGGGTGACATGGTTCTTTGTGCATCTTTAGCTGTGGATTTGGTTGGTTTGACTGTGACAGGTTATGTCTCAGCAGCCAATACTGTCAAATTCCGCATCCAAAACGAGTCAGGTTCTACAGCAGACTTGGCATCAGCCACTATGGACATTGTTATTGTTCGTATGGTTTAAGGATAGGGGGGCTTGCCCCCCTTTCTTTTAAGGATAAATATGGCTTTGTTTCGTTGTAATAAATCTGGCAATACAGTCGAGTTCAAATACGACTTTGATATTGTCGAAATGCGTAGGCATCCAGAATATACA